TATTTATTGTACCTATATATTCGTTTTGTAAAATTTCATTCACAATAACTGTGATTGTTTTTCCTACTTCGGTTTTTAATTTAACTATATCTCCTATTTTAATTTCGTTCAATATCATGTCATTCAGTTGAACCAAATATTCGTCTTCATCAATATCATCACTATCATCACTATCATCACTATCATCACTATCATCACTATCATCACTATCTTCATCCTTTTCTATATTAGACCAATTACGATAAAACACATGTTCTGCTGATGTAGCAATTCCACGTTCGTAGTTACATTCAATATCAAGATACATATTATTCACAATTTCATTATGAAGATGTTTGTAATTGATTTGGCGACAACATGGACAACGTAAAAATTTCTTAATATCATTTATAGTCGTTGTATTACGAAGTAAATTCAAACGTCTACGATTTGTCACGTTATGAAAACATGTATAACATATAATACCATCCGTACATGTTTGGCATTGATATTCCCAGTTACTTAATTCTTGTATTTCATTAAAGCATATACAACACGTCATTGATTATATTATATTATAATTAGGTGTTAATAATTCTTTATTTCACATTTTCTGCTTAATTAAAATTACAAAGCAATTTTAATTGTGCACGTTTTATTATTATATTAGCTTTAGTATATGAATTAAAAATTATCTAATATAATGTATAATGACTATTATATTTTTTCATGGTCTTGGATCTTCATCAAAAACATTAAAATATATTTATGATGGTAAAAAATATAATAAAAATAATTTTATTCAATTACTTAAAAAATTAGATAATGTATATTTTGTTGATATTCCATACACAAATATATTATATTATAGTGATATGAAAAAAATGTATAAACCTATTAAACAATTAGATTATGATGATCTATCATTAGATAAATTTATAACTAATTTATATAATAATATGGATAAACAACATTATAATGCTCCTTATACGTTAATTGGACATTCACATGGAATATATTATTGTTGTGAATTTGCTAAACAATATAAGAAAAAAATAAATTGCATCATTTCATTAGATGGTTCTTGGATAACTAATGAATTAAATAAACAACGATTAATATCATGGAAAAATAAAGGTAAAATTATTCCAAAAATAAATAATATGAAAACATTAGGAACAATTTTAGATAAAATTAAAAATGAAAAAGATAATTCAAAATATATAAATATGATTTTTGATTATGTTAGATATACACATACACAATTTTGTTTAAAACAAAATTATGAAAAATTAGACATAAAATTTATAACATTTAGAGATTTTAATTCAGATACTAAAGATGAATTAAATATGAAACAATTTAATGATAATATATTACAAGAAAATAATATTTTAAGTAAATATAATAATCATATTATATATATATTATTAAATGCAACTCATACAATATGGTTAAATGAAAATTATAAAAATACAATAATTCAAACAATAAAAACAATTATTTAAAAAAATTAATTCAGATAAACATAAATATGTAAATAATTTTTAAATAGAAAATTAAACAAGATATTTTCTATTTAATTATAAATGTCAAAATCGGATGATTTTAAATTATCAGCTGTTAAATTATATTTGAAAATAGAAAGTATCCGTAAAGTATCTGAATTATTAGAATGTAGTAAATCTTCATTACATCGTTGGATTAAAAGATATTTTGAATCAAAATCAGTATCTAGAAAAGAATATCATAGAGAAAGTATAATAACAGATAAACTATTATCGTATATTACAAAATTAATTACTAAAAATCCTGCTATAATTTTATCAAAAATTAAAAAGAAAATAAATAAAAAATTTAATATTGAAATATCTGTATCATATTTGTTTTATATAATAAAATATAAATTAAATATAACATATAAACAATTAAGAGTTAAATATTATCCAGAAAAGAAATTAGCATCATTAAAAAAAGATAAACTTAATTTTTATAATGAAATAATTGATAAAGGTAAAAATAATATTATTTCAATAGATGAATCCGGATTTTATTTAAATATGACAAAACATTTAGGAAGATGTAATAAAGGTGATAGATGTTATAAAACAATACATAAATATCCTTTTGTTAAATTTAATTTTATTTGTGCAATTAAATATGGAAAAGTAATAGGATACAAAATATATGAAAAAGATAATGGTGGAATTGATGCAGATAAATTTAATGCATTCTATAATGAATTCATAAAAGATAAATATAAAGATCATTTAATAATTTTAGATAATGCTAATTTTCATAAATCAAAATCAGTAAAAGATACAATATATAAATCAAAAAATAAAATTATTTATAGTTTAGTATATAATCCTCAATGTAATCCAATAGAGAATTTTTTTAGTCAATTAAAAAATCACGTAAAAAATAAAAGTCAATTTTAGCTAAAGCTAAAATTAATAAACAAAAAACTATGTTTTTTGTTTGTCCAGATAATTATGAAGAATTAAAGAAGACTATTGATAATATAATTAAAGTAAAAATAAGTAAAACACATTTAGAAAATTATTTTAATTACTTATTTTTACAAGCAACTGACTTTATAAATAAAAATAAATAATTAATAATTATTTATTTTTAAGTGTCCCATTATTCAGTGAAATTGGTGTAATTGACTTTTTATTATATTTTGGTAAAAAAAGGTCAATTACTAACAAAGAAGTTAAAAAATTTATTAGATAACAATCCGCACCTGTTTCAGTTACTGATGAATAAAATTATATCATTCAATGATTAGTACCCACATATTATCAGTCATATTAAAACCCATTTTTCTTAATTCTGGTAAAAGATTAGCAAACTTTTTATCATTCTTAAAACTCAATTCATATGTAGGTTTATCATCTTTATTTTTCTGTTTCTTTGTTAATATATCAACAGGATATCCAGCTAATTTATTAACTCGTTTCATTCTATCTTTAATTCTATCTTCCATATTATAAGGAAATGGATAGATTGGGTGATCATATGGTACCATAACATATGTTATTTTATTACTATCTTTTGAGGTAGAATATTTTTCCAAATATAATAATTTATCTTTTATTTCTAGACATATGTCTTCTCTAGTTAAATTATCTATCCGTTTAATCTCATCCTTGCTAATATTTGGTATCATTCTAATTAATTTCATCAAGTATTCTTTATCTTTTGATGTACTACATACAGCCCCCTTAAATGTTGGAATCCCAGTACCACGTTTTTTATTTAATACTTTTGCTCTAGGTTCTCTTATTTTAAATAAATCAATTTCATTAGAAGCCAGTTTATTAGTATTCATATCAATAATACCAACAATAAAATTTTCTTCACGTTCCATATAATAATCTAATGTATCATCAAAATTATATCCTATAACTTTTTCAGATTGTTTATATTGTTTCATTTCTTCTTTTTCAGTAACCTTTCTAAAGTTATCAGTTACATAATTATTTAATGAAACCATATTATTTTGTTTAAATTGTAATGTTTGTCTGTAATACATTGGTACATCTTCATTCTCATTAAATGGTTGAAAAATATAATATTTTCCACGTTGTATTAAATAACCAGAGCGATTATATTTATCATAAATAGTATCTTTATAACTATTAAAATCATTTTCATTTCGTGGCATCATATCTTCTAATGCCTGATTGAGAAAATAATCTTCAAATAATTCAGCTTGATGTTCCTTAAAAGATGATTTAATTTCATCTAAAATTTCATTATATAGATAAACATGTTTGAATCGATATAAATCTTTTATTTTATTTTTAATTAATATAATTTCATATTTAGCCAGCTCATCATTATATGTATTATAATCAATATCTTTCTTACTTAATCTAATATAATTTTGTGCCTTTTCATCCCAATATTTTTTATTTAATTTGGTAGAATGACATTTTAAATTACAAGGTTTGAAATCACATAATGCAGGACAAATCTTTTTACCAGCTTTTACATTTTCTAATGTAGGATAAACACAATCCTTATATTCTTCTAATTCTTCTGGGAATACATTTGCATTTAATAATAATGGACAATCAAATGCTGTTTCTTTTAAAGCTTGTTCTATTTTTTTGACTGTAAGATATTTAATTTCTGCTTTTTGATATAAAATTTCATCAGTTGATAATTTATTATTTTCTAATGCAACTACATAACGATATACATTAACCTCTGGATATTTATAGTTATCATTAATAACATCCATATGTACACACATACGAATAACTCGACCAATTACTTGTTCTGCTTTTGGTATATTAAAAAATGCATCAATAATATGAACTTCTTTACAGTTCTTTAGAGTAACACCCTCATTCATAACACGTGAACCTAATACTAGTTTAAGATGTTTACCATCACTATTATCTGGGTTATTAAATACATCTTGAATAATCTTTTGTTTAATCTCAGGAACATCTTCACCACTTTCATCCGCACCACCTGTTACTAAAATAAAAGTAGCTGGTTTAAAATCAGTTAGTTTTCTCTTTTTAAATTCTATAAATGTTAATCCTGTTTTATAATCAATGGTTTCATCTTTAATATCATATGTACGAGAGTCTTCATTATATTCAAGATATCCATTTGCTAATAGTGACTCAGCAAATAAGTCCATACCACCTGCTTTAACAAGATTTGAATAAACAAATGCAGTATAGGAACCTTTTTTACCTTCTATTAAATTTTCTAGTTTTTTTATAATAGTATAAAATTTTGTAGAGAACTTTTTAATATATGGCATTTTTAAAATCATACCTGTAATATTTTTCTTATCATTTTCAAAAATAAAGTTATCTTCTTCTGCTTTTGTTAATTTACCATCAAATAATTTCTTATTAATGAGACTTCTTATTTTAACACCATCAGTATTTAATTGGGAAATAACTGTATTCATACCCTCTGTTGAATAATAACCAACTAATTCCGTATTATTACTATTTAACCCAGGGAAAACAAAATTAGCTGCAGCCGAAGATGCTCTATCTAATGTATCATCAAAATTTGTTGTAGTTTCCATATATGTTTTTAACTGGAAAGGTTCCATATAACATTTCACAACAGGTGTAAATAATAGACCCTCTGGTAATACACCCTTATCAATACGTTTTGCAAAAGTAAAAGGAATTGAACCTCTATAAAAACTGATATAACCTTTTGCTTTCTCTTTTAAATATTCTAAACCCCCTTCTTTTATTTCCATCGCATAGTTCTTTTCACCTGTAAAAATTTTATCACGTTGTATCATATTATCTAATGGTCTTATAAAATTTAGTAAATCTACAATCTCATCAGCAAGGTTAATCATAGGAGTAGCAGTTAATAAAACAACCTTCAGATTTTCAGAATTTTTTATAATTTTTTTTAATGCTTCGCCATATTCATTGCCAGACATATTATGTGCTTCATCAACTATAAGTAATGTATTATTCATATTTGTAATACGATCAACAACAATTTCTCTTTCATAATCACCCTCTATGTTTTTACGGTACGATGTTTTTATTTTAGTATCACCAACTAATTTTTTCTCAGCAATCTTTTCACCAAGAACTTTTTTATAGAAGGTCTTATATGATAGTATTTTATAATATTGTAATGCTGCATTTATAGCAATTTTTTTTTCTCTTTCAATATCACTTTTTGACATTTGAGCTAATTCTTCTTTATTCTTCAAATAAGTTTCACCAGTCGTATTAATTAATTCTTTCTTAAAGTTTTCTCTAGTATTAGGACCTGGTACAAGTACATATATTTTTGTATTATATTTTTTGATTTGTTCTTTAAACTGTTCTGCTATACGAATAGCAGTCATCGTCTTACCACTACCAACACCGTGCATTAAAATTACCCCTTTATAATCGGTATTTGGACTTATAAAATTTGGTAATATTGCTTGTTGCTCTCTTGGTTCAAGTTCTCCTTTCTTACAGTTAGATGCCCGATACATTTGTACTTCTTCATAGGTTTCAAGTTTTTTACGTTCTGGTACACGATAAATATGTAATTCTCTTTTTCTAAACATATCAGCTTCGAAATTATCATCACCATCTTCTCTTTTGGGATAAGCAAAATCTTTTACAAAGTTAATATTTTTATTCATAATATTATTAGATTAGAAAAAGTTCCTATAACTATTTTAATTTATAATATAAAAAATGGTTGCATTAATTCAGAACTTTGTTTACAGTAATCTTATTATTTAACTGTGACTCATTTCACTCACAAGATAAATTATACCAAAGAAGGCTTTGTCGCAATTATTTGCTACAATAAAAAATTGAAAATTTAATAATATAATAATGCTATTATGTTTTAGTACTGTAATAAATAATATGTTTCCTAACATTCCTAACATTAGTGATATTCGCGGCACTGACATTCGAAAATTCAATCAACCTAAAGCAGCTAGACCCGCAATTTCATCAGCTTCAGATGCATCTCCTGAAGACCTCGCTGCAATCCAAGCACTCCAGGAGAGGGAAGCTCGAGCGGCAGCAGCACAAGCGGAAGTAGCTGAAAACCTCGCTGCAATCCAAGCACTCCAGGAGAGGGAAGCTCGAGCGGCAGCAGCACAAGCGGAAGTAGCTGAAACCCTCGCTGCAATCCAAGCAATCCATGAAATGGAACATCGACATGCTATCCAAAAGCAATCTATGTCTCGCATAATTGCACCTGCTGCATCTCATGAAGACTTTATTGCCATCCTCCCACAACAGCTCCATATTAGACCTATCCCATCAGCATCACCTCTAGGACGAGTTTGGGCAATTCCAGCATCTAGTCAGATGGTTGCTGCTGCAGCTCCCCATACCTCTACTAAAATGCAAAACACGCATCTGCGTCTACCGGAGTCTGCAAGAGTTTCATCTGATTCTGAAGAAAAAATTCGTGAGTTGCAACTTCTACACCTTGCAAATCATCAGTCTCATCAACCTAAGCCTCATCAACAATTGCGTTTAATGCAAATTAAAGTAGGAGAAGCGAGTATAGCTTATACCAAGGCACAATCTCGCCACACTGAGCTTCGCCAAGAACTACGAGAGAAAGAACGTAAAGTCAATGCAGCTGCTCAGGAAGAGAACCATAAGCTTCGCCGAGAACTACGAGAGAAAGAACGTGAAGTCAATGCAGCTGCTCAGGAAGAGAACCATAAGCTGCAACTGCTGAACAAGATTCGAGGCTTGTAAATAATCTTTGATGAGCCACGATTCTATCGTAAATTTAGTTTATAAAATTATGACTTTACCGCATTTTAACAATGTTTCGTAAAAAATATATCTAATTTATTTTATATTTATAATGGAGATTTCTACTAAAGAAAAAAAATCCCGAAAATATAATACTGAATATAGAAAAAAATTAGTAAATAAATTTGATAAGATTAAAATCCAAAGTGAATTACATAATATTTATAATATAATAAGTAAAGATATAGGAACTAATTTCTCATCAAATCGAAATGGAATATTTATTAATATGAATATTATATCAGATGATTGTATTGACAAGTTAGTTGAATATATTGAAGAAAAGAATACATCCTCATTAATAATGTCTGATAAAGTTAATTATAAATCTTATAAATTTGATGAAATTGATATTATATCAGAAACTGGGCAAAAATTAAGTAATCAAGAGAAGAATATAATTAAACGTATTAGAAATAAAATAATTATTTAGATTCAATTGTAAGTTGTCCTTCATTTATATTAAACCATAATTGAGTTCGTTGTTCTTTCTTATTTAACTTTGTAAATATAAGTTTAATAATAGATTTATCAATATTGAATCGATTAATCAAAGTAAGGAATCGTGATGTGATTTTGTAAGATGTATTAACATTAATTATTTCATTACTATTATCTGCTATTAAATCTTCATAAGGTGTTATCATTATTTTTGATTCAGTATTCATATTATCAGTTACATTTACTTGAAAATTATCATCTCCTTCAATCAGAAAGTAACTATTAATATTAATATTTATTTTAAAAGTTGGATGATAAATTTCTTGATTCTTAACATTAAATATATTAATTTTTTTTATATTTAATGTATTGTAATAAAAAATAGAATTATTATTTGTTTTATCTAAATTTTTAATCACAATATAAATAGGTACAATATATGCTGTTTTTGTCATTATATTATATTTTGAAAATATACCAACTACTTTATTATTAATTATAACAGGAGAACCTGAAAAACCTGCGATTTGTGCTGCTGATTCAGTGAACTCAGCGGTAATATATGGAAGTAAAAAATCTGTTGAAAGATTATCAAATGGAATCATAATAATATCTTTTGCTATCATATCATATCGCGTATCTGCGAGTAATGTCATCACAGCTCCTTTTTTAGGAAGCTTATTTTGAATTTCATTAAATATTTTATAATCAGTACAATTTATAGTATGTGATTTTAAAAGTAATACCTCGCTCCATTGTGAATTAATATGAATATCCAGTATATTACCTTCTTCATCACTAACAGTATTAATTGGCATATTATGATGTAAAGTTACGATGAATTTCTTACTCTTATAACTTAATATAAAACTATTTAATTTTATATCAAGTTGTTTACCTAATATTGGAATTGTTGAAAGTATAATTGTCATATAATTGTTCATTAATACTTGATATTATATTATATAAAATAAAATTATCAATTTTTATAATTTACGAGTTTACGAGTAAATTATACATATAAAAAACGTAGTTTCGTGCGGACAATTTTTTGAGAAATTGACATGCACTCTCAAAAATCATTTGGTTGATGCATAGCAATAATCCAATAATTTTTTAATTTGATATTATTTTTAGAAATTAAGATATCTAGATATCATATTATTTATCTTTCTATAAAACTCTCTTAAAATAGGCGTTTCTTCCATATTCCATAATATAAAACTTTTATTCCAATTATTTATTATATCTCTTTTAAATATTTGAATCCCGTGAGAGTTATTATATGATATAATAGACATATCATTTACTATATTAGTAAATACATCAGGTAAGGTTAAAGGATTTACAAATAATGGGATTGCAGGGATTAACCATTTTGATTCAATTTGACTTAATAAATGTAGATTCAATACTTCATTTTTAATTGTATTTGGGTCTTCCCTCTCAATATATTTTAAATAAAAAGTCATCTCACCTGATAGGGTGGTTAAGGTTTCAGTAGGTTGATTCTTATAAAATGGTTCTGCAAACTTAACATTATATAATTCATGATTCATAAAAGTCATATATTTATCTCCTCTAAATGAATATGTAAACTGAGATGGCCTACCATAAAGAAAACTTCTTATAATCTTTTCATCTATTGTATGTTGAGTTAGAAATTTCATAAAGTTTGATTCAAATTTATCAGCAAATTCTAAAGGATTATCATCAGTAGTTTTACCGATATTATTTACTAAATAGTATGTACCTAATTTATTTAAAAATGATACTATTAACTCGGAATTAATATAATTATTATTACACCATTTTATTATATCTGATTCATTCCTTTTAATATCTTTTTCCAAGATATCATATATACTTTTATCTGTTCTAAATACGTTATCTTTTGCTTTTTCTAGTTCACCATTTTTATTTTTAGTAAATAATTTATTCCATAAATTTGCATCAAAATTACTAGGAGGAATAGTATATCCCATTTTAATATATTTTTTAAATGTATTAATATTAGTATCAGCCACAGTATCAGTTAGTGACTTGATCGTATTATTATCTAAATTAAATACTAATAAATTAGAAAACCTATTTTTAAAAGACTTTATAATATTATAAATAAAAATTAAGTCAGATTTAATATTAGAATTCCCATATATTTCCTTAAATTTTGTAAAATTAATACTTTCATTTACTAATGCTTTCATATTTGTCATACCCATCACTTCAATAAATAGTCTTAATTCTAAAACTTGAGTAAAACATCCCATTGCTCGAGCTGCAAATATTGTAATTGCATCTTCCATATTATCAAGAGTCAAGTTCTTTTGTAAATTTCTAATTGGTTTTGCCAATTCTGATTTAAGATATATTCTTTCTACATTCATACTATCAGAATGATGGTCTAAAAATTGTTCAGCATTATAATCAACAATCATATTACTGTATAATAATTTAGATAGCATATATACAAATGCTTTTGGATGAATTATATCAGTTTGCTTATTATCATATTTAATTATACGATTTAATATATTCCTCTCAATATTATCTTCAAAAGGATGAATCAAATAGAAACTACCAGTTTGATCTAATAAATTCTCTATTATCATTCCATTATCAAATACATAAAATTGTATTGGTGTTCTACTATCCATCCCATAATAATATGTTTCACCAATTGCACCTTTATAATTAGTTTTATATATATCATATAAACCTTTAATTTTTGTATAACTTCTTTCATTATTATTACTATTTCGAAATGTAAATAAATTAGGATCAGTATACCGATTTATTATTAATTTATTAATATTATCAATATCATCTATTTTAACATCATCTAATGTTTTATCACACCATAAATCAATAATATTACTAGTTACATCTTCTTGAGTTATCTTACATTTTGGTTTAATATCTCGACGCCCATGCATTTTATACATATAATATACTGTACCATCACCAACTCTTCCTACACGACCTTTTCTTTGTTTCCTACTAGCTTCTGAAATTTTACCAACTTCTAATAATGTTTTATTCAAATTTGGAATATATCGATTTACTTTTGCATAACCATTATCTACTACATATGCCAACCCCTCAATAGTAACTGAAGCTTCTGCAACATTGGTTGCAATGATAATAGAACGTTTATATATATTATCTGGTACTGATTGGTCTTCTATATATTCTGCACCCCATTCTGTGTGTATATTTTCTCTTTTATTTTTAATAGAAGATATTTTAATATTTATCTTTTCAATAATATTTTTATAAATAGGATTTAATTTTGAGAAATAAGGAAGAGCAATATTTCCTGGTGGTAACATTTTATTCAAATATTCTGTTGCAGCTAAAATTTCTCTCTCACCATTTGCAAAAAATAATATTTCACCTTTTGCCGATTTATTACATATTTCAATAATTTTCTGGTAACCAAGTTCTTGTGCTACCATTGCAGATTTACTCTCATCAATAACGGCTTTGCCGATACTATTTGATTTATATACAACTGGATCATTATCTAAATATATTTCATCAACTTTATATTGCGTGGTTTCACCAGGAGGTGAAATATGATACCTTCTATCCATAAATATAGCTTGTGGTAAAAATGGTTGCTCAGTAAAAGGATTCAATATTTGATACTTGATAGGATAGGTTAAATTATCATTATTTTGATAAAAATATCTTCTATAAATAGGTTCATCTTCATCCATAGTTGCTGATACAATTATTAATTTTACCTTATTATTAAAATAACATGTTTGTCTTGCCAAAGCTATGATAATATCCATATTAATATTATGTTCATGTGCCTCATCTACAATAATAATGTCATATTTGTTATTATTTGTAAATTGTTTATTAGGACTCTTTATCATCATAGTACTATTGCTTTTCATTTCTTCCAGTAAACTACCATCTGTAACTATTCTTAGAAAGTAATTACTATTCAAATCAAGATGAGAGTCTTGTTGATATTTATATTGTACCATACTATTATTTGTTTTAATATTAACATTAGATGTATTACTTGGTTGTTCGATAGGAAGACCCAATTCTTCGGCAATACGGGTTGCATTATTAACTGTTGGTGCAATACGAGGTTGAGTACATACAACTTTACCATTTGATTTATAATCAATTGCTTTTAATGCATATAATAATAATTTAGGTACTTGTGTTGATTTACCTTGACCAGTTGCTCCTGTTACATATAATATTTGATGATAAATATAATGTTGAAAGAAACTAATTTGTGATATCCAATCCATTGCATAGAAAAGATTCCATCCTTGTTCATTAGAAATTAAATCAAAATATTTATAGTCTTTACATTTATCATCTGGAGTACCATTTTCTTTTTCTATTGTAATATTATCCATATTTTTATACATATCATTTGTTAAATAATAATAACTATCTAACCAATCTTTATTTTTTTCAAATCTTTTAGCAACTAATTTTTTTATCATACTTTTTCTTGGACCAAAATTTTCAGGTAATTGCTCTTTATCAGTAATATTATTTGCCAAATCAAAACGATTTAATACTCCCATTGTTACCAATTCTTCAAATACAATAGTAAGATAGTTTTTATTAAGTCCACTTCTTATTCGTTCTATTTCATTATCATAATCATAATTCTTTCCTATGAATTGTCTCTTAAGATTTCCTTGTAAATTTACCCATCTTGAAGTATTACTATTCAATTTATTAAAAAAATTTGTTTTTGAATCATAATCTAATGAAATAAAATTTCTTTCTAATAGTTCCCATCTTTCATTATGTGATAATGTTTTTGCAATATTATAAATATTTTTAAGATTCATTTTATTTTCAGAGGGCTCTTCATTCATTTTATTATTAAATGGTTGATAGTAATAAGTTGTACTTATCATATATTTACCATTTTTTCGTATTAATAAGAATTTACTATAAGCTGTTTCTTTTAACATATCAATAGATTCTCTCAGATAATTCCATATATATTTATGCTGAATAATACCATCTTTTATTAATTTAAAACAATTGATAATATCTTGTTCAGTTATTTCTTCTAATTTTAATTTATCTTCTTTAATAAAATCATCATTATTTTCTGTTTCAGTTTCTTCAGTGTCTTTTAATTTAAATTTAGTAATAATTGGTTCTTTGCTTTCGTTGATAGTATTATTATTAATAAGATAAATTAATAGATACTTTATTACTTCAAAATCAATTGTATTTAATCCAAACATACTATTTCTAATAACAAGATTTACAAATACTGTATTAATATTATTTTCAAATTCATATTTATCATTATCTTCAATATCATCATATGATGTAAAATTATTATTTATAATACCTGTTAAATTAAACATACTATCCAAACAATTTATTAAATATAATTGTTTTTCATTAGTTTCATATGGAAATATTAACCATTTTATTTTTTTAGCTTCTTCATAATACCTAACACGAAAAACATTATATATATCACCATACCATAAACCACTATAATTGTATATTTTTTTACTAATTGTATTTGCACTAAACTGATTTCTTAAATCTTCTACAAGACTTTCTTTTGTAGCCTTATAAATATCCGATTCATTATAATTTATTAAATTTAATGGTACGATATTTACCCAATTTACATAACTTTTACCATTTATAATTTCTAATGTTTGTAATAAACCAAAAAAATTATCATACATAACACGATATATTAGTTTTACCCCATTTGGAAACAAGTCTAAAATAGGTTCCTTTTGTTCTTGTTTCACATTATTTTGGATTAAACTTATACCCATATTTCCAAATTCAAAATGCGTACGTAATGCATTTTCTCGTATTTCATTTAATACGGAACTAGGAATAGCATCTTCTTTATAGGCATATAATAATTGATTAAGGTCTGTTAATTTTTTTAATAAGAACCCATTATTCTCATCATTTATAAAAGGTAATAGTAATAATATAACTCCTTTTATATCACGATAATTATTTTGTGTCCATTTGTTATAATATTCTTCTTCTTTTTTAAAATGATATTTAAATGATATTAAATCTATTATAAAAACTGTAAACTCGAATAATATATTTGTATCAACGTTATTTAAATTTGGGAATAAATCTTCTAATCCAATTTTTATTTTCTTTTCAAAATTTGAAACAATAAATTTCCTTTTTTCTAATTTTATTCTATTTAATATTGTTTCAAAATCAGTTTTAAAATCAGTCATTTATTAATTTATAAGATAAAAAATTATTTTATAAATTATTTGATAGGTTTATAAGTCCAATTATTATCATATACTAATGTTAATTGTCCAGTCGGATAATTATTTATTATTTCTCTATCTAATTCTATATATTTATTTACTATATTTAATACACTGCAACACATTGATTGATGAGTTACTAATAATATTATTTTATTTGTATTAATATATTCATTAAATAATTCTCCTAGAAATTTTTTAAATCTCATATCAACATGTTTAAATTTTTCAGGATATTTAATATCAGTTGGTTTTATAAAAGATTTGTAATTAGGATTATAATTATAGATATCTGCTATATATTCAGGTAAATACATTCCAATAGCTTTCTTTGGAATAATATCTTCATTATTAATTTCACTTAATGAATATTCAAGATTTACTTTCTTTTGACTATTTTTTAAATATGGCTCTATAGTTTGTAATGTTCTAATAAACGGTGATGAAAAGATAATATCTATCTTACTGTTTTCTAATAATGTTACTATTTTTTTTGCTCTTAATAAACCATTTTTAGTTAGAGGTGCAAACATAGAACAATCTTGTGTTCTATCTTCGTGTCTTAAAATATAAATTTTCATTCTATATTATTAGTTATATTATTTTATTTGAATAATATTATTATATTAATTTGATATCATCAGATTACTAAATAATAATAAACAACTACCTACTATAATTAAAAATATAGATGAAGCAAAATAACGGTCAGGTGATGATAATACATAAGGAATTGGGTTTTTAGAATCCATCAATAATTCTAATATTTTAAAAAACATTTCTCTAATAATAATTACAATATCTTCAAATGACCTTTTATGTGGTAATATGATAGTTATACTTTCATCTGTTTTTTTCATATCTATACTAGAATTAAATTCTTTTTCTAATTTTTTTTCATTATTTTCAAACAATTTATTAAATTGACGTTGATCAAATTGTTTATTTACATCTCGTTGTGATTTATTTACTGACATTATCATATAATAGAAAATATTTAATATTGTCAGTCGTTTATTATAAATAAAATTATTTATAGTTTAAGAGATGAATTCTTTAGTCCATAGAATAAATTAATAAACATTATTTTTATTTATCCTGATAGTTATGAAGCATTAAAGAAGGCTAATGATAATATAATAAAACACATTTGGAAAATTATTTAGTGTAATTCCCGCTTCATGGGCAGTGTAATTCTTAAAAAATTGATATTAAAAATATATAAACTAATATAATTATATATTATTAATGCTATATATTAGTTGTCCTACATGTGGTTATTTCCTCGGTCAAAAAACACTCGAATATGAAAATGGTAAGCAAGTAATTTGTTCTAATCCAAAATTTTCAATTGAACAGAAAGAGAATGAATTATCTAAACTCCTTCTTAGTCTTAAACTTCGTAGATACTGTTGTAAAATGAGAATGATGACTTATAAAGACATTGTTCAAGATATTCTACCTGTTCAAAATAATGAAGTATAATAATATATTTTCAAATTATTTATAAAATTATTTGAAAAATAATTAATTAATTTTATAAATTAAAATCTAATCTAATTATATAGTATAAAAATTTTTATACTATTATAATATGGAAAACATTCTTATTAATATAGATTCATCTTTTAGAGAAGAAGATGTTTATTCTAATTCAGGTAAATTCACTTATAAATTAAGTGAAAATATTAAAAATTGTAAATATATACGTCTTTCTAGTATAGAAATACCTAATTTATTTTATACTTTTACACAACAACGTAACAATATTTCTTTTATAATTGAAGTGAATAATATATCTTATAATATTACTATTAATGAAGGAAATTATACTTGTGATATGATGATAAAAGCATTAAAAAAATCATTAAAAGCTATCCCTAATAATAAATTTAATATTAATTTAAATTATGTTAATGGTTTAATAACTATTTGTAATAATAATCCATTTACTATAAATTTTTGTAATAATAATTCTATCTATAAATCATTAGGTTATCATTTAGGATTTAGAAATAAAAACTATACTTCTATTAGTATAAATATTCCCGATAGCGATAGTGAAAGTGATAGTGATAGTGAAGTATCTCCAGAATCATATACAATATATAGTATAACATCTGAAGCACAGTTAGATATAATAGGAGACCATTATTTATTTTTAAAAATAAATAATTATGGAATAATACATAATGATTATAATTATAATAAATACAATAATATTCAAGGAGATAAAAATATATTAGCAAAAATTATACTTCAAAATATGAAATGTATGCAAAATTTTGATAATGGTTCTAATTATTTATCAAAATCTTATATATTTAGACAACCTATAAATATTAATAGATTTGATATTGAATTAATTGATATGAAAGGTAATACTATTAATATGATGTCAATGAATTATTCATTAACATTAGAATTAGGTATAATAACTGATTCTAATATGAATCAAGATTTTACAAATAATAATATGATTAATAATATGCAAATATCAGGCTTAGTAGGTATACCCAATTATCATAAATATTAATTACTATGCTGACTCATACTATCACAGTCATTACTGTTATCATGATAACTTATAGTATCACAATGACTAGAGTTATCGTGACTAGAGTTATCGTGACTAGAGTTATCATGACTACAGTTATCGTGACTAGAGTTATCGTGACTAGTATTATCGCGACTTGTACTAATATTAGAATTTTCATTAGAATTATAACTACTACTAGTATCACTATTATAATTGTTTTCATTAATAATTTTATCTAATAATGATGGTAAAAATATACCATCATCAGGAAATCCATATATTTGAATATATTTTAGATATTCAAATTTAATTACTGTAACTTGAACAGTATTAACAACTGAGTCAACAAAACTTTTATTATTTATATTACAAGAATTCTTCTCTGCATCTATTAAACGTTGTTGTGTAGAAAGTAATGTTGTATTAATATCATTATATAAATATTGATAATCAAATGTTTGAGTCAATATATTTAATTCATTATATAATAAATTACATTTATTTCTATCTTCTTTTTCAATTGAAGAAAATAGTTTATTAATATCTGAAATAACTGTAGAATCTTTTTCTTTTATTCTTGTATAAAAATTAAATATAATTTTATTATTATATTTTATTTCATTTGTTAATTTTTTAATTTTCTTTTTATCATAATATTCATTAATATTATAATAATAATTATTTGAACAATTATTATTAGAAATATTAAAATATGATTTTGTTTGAATCATTATATATATAATATAATATAATATTAATATTATCTAAATATTATTTAAGAGTTGGGAGCTTAATTTACACCCTTGAAGATTTAAAATGCCGATTTTACTCAACAAAAAAAATATTCAAGGTTTACTCGTTACAGAGCGTGTAAATTATGATTTTGTTAAGGCGACAACCTTAACTGATTTTTTGGCTTTCTTTTGAATGACCTTTTTAACCTTTTCTTTTTTAGGTTTTTCAACCTTTACATCTTCCTTCTTTTCTCTACATAAATATTTTGGTCGTTCAATTCCATTAATTGCATTCTTCGCAATTTTATATATATTAGTGGCACTATTTACATCTCTATTCCACACACTAGAACACTTTTTACAAGTCAATAGCCCGTGGCATAAGATATTTCCACTTTTATATGGTTTTGGATTTTTTCTTACTTGAAATTTTTCACATCTTCCTGTTTCATCTTTACAAATTGAACACATACAACTTGTTCTAAATTCATCAACTAAATATACTTTATAATTATTTTGTCTAAATAATTTACGCATACCAATTCCTTTAGTTGCTTCCTTATACTTCATTTGTTTCTTTTGCTCCCAATCACCAATCGTAATAATTACTTCTTCAGGTTTTCCAAATATTTTTTTGAAATTATTTATCATTTTTTGTTCATGTTTCTTTTTATTTATATAACCATTCAGTTTGAGTTTTCTAAATATATATTTTTCATAAAATTTATATAATTTGTTATTTATTTCACTTTTCTTTTTAATATATTCCTTAAAATCCTTAATTGTTAATGTTTTTCTGTTGAGTTTTGATAATTCTGTTTCATATTCAATAATAGTTTTTCCTTCTATTTTTTCTTTTTTGAATTCTAAAATTATTTTAGCATACTTTTTAATTTTACATTCTTTTCTTCTACTATCTTGTGTATATCTAAATTCATTTGCTTCTTTA